CTTCCGATCTGAGAAGGGGAGGGAAGGAAGAAGGAAGAAATAAGGAACTTCATTTATTAGATTTAATCAATTAGGTAGAATAACTCTGGCTTCAAATACTCAGCCATTCAATAATAATGAAGTTATTGAATTGAAATCTGAAATACTTGGCACAAAATTAGCCGATGCTGTTGTGTATTCTACAGTTGATGATATTGATTTAGAAATAACTGGAAATACTATGCCATTCACTCTTAATGAAACAATTCGGCAAAATACCAGTGAAGCCTCTGGTGTAATGAGATTTGCTAATTCTACACATATGAAATTAACAAATGTTATTGGGGAATTTAGTAATCAGTCTGGATATTTCATCACAGGTTTAACATCATCTGCAAATGCGGATATTAATACATTATACCCTGTCCTAGTGGTTTCTGATATGGATGGAACATGGGCAGAGAGTAATGCAAATTATATTGTTGGACAAAACTCCGGATCAAATGCGTTTTGTTCATTGAGCAATACAATTATTTATCCAGAACTTGTCCGTGATAGTGGAGAGGTATTATATATAGAAAACAGAGAATATATTCAGAGAACATCGAATACTAGCGAAACTGTAAGATTATTAGTTAAATTTTAAGGATTGACATATGCCAGTAGAAACAAATCTAAATAGGGTTCCTTATTTTGATGACTTTGACGCCGAGAAGAACTTCTATAGAATTGTTTTTAGACCAAGCACAGCGGTCCAGGCGAGAGAATTAACACAGCTACAGTCAATCCAGCAAAATCAGATTGAGAGTTTCGGTAAACATGTATTTGTTGACGGTTCAATTGTTGATGGATGTGATCTTTCATTCGATACCAAAATCAACTATCTAAAAATTACAGACAATTATCAAAACGGCGCAGTAATTTCAACTGTTGATCTTGAAGGAAAATATCTATTATCCACAAGTAATCTTTATGCATATGTCCAGTCTTCATACGAAGGATCAGAGGGTTCTGCCCCAGATTTAAAAACTCTTTATATCAAGTATACAAATAGTGGAACATATTCTAATGGCGTTCAGCAAAATGTATTTAATCCGGATGATGTCCTTACAGTTTTAACTTCTGCTAATGTTAATTTCGCGGAGATTACTGTAGCAAATACTTCTATGTCTCCAACCGGAAACGGATTTATCGCACACATTACCGATGGGACAGTTTTTCATAAAGGTGTATTCATTCGTGCAGCAGCACAGAATTTAATCGTATCAAAATACAATGCTAGTCCTAATAATGTATCTGTTGGTATAACCACCACAGAGGAACTAATTACACCGGAAATTGATCCATCTCTATATGATGGGTCCCAGGGAACAACTAATTATAATGCACCAGGGGCGCACAGACTTAAATTAACTCCATCTCTGACACTAAGAGCAACTGAAAATACTAGCAGCACAAATACCACGAACTTTTTCTCTATTGCAGATTTCGTTGATGGTAAGGCTGTCAGGATTCTAACTGACCCACAGTATGCCTCACTTGGAACCGAATTAGCAAGAAGAACCTATGAGGAAAGTGGTAATTACGTAGTATCACCATTTGTTGTTACTACTGGTATTAGATATACCGCTAACGTAGCAAATACTTCATATTTTAATACTATCATCGATAAAGGTATTGGATATATTCATGGATATCGCATAGAATATAATGATAAAATTTCTATTCCAGTGAGGAAGGGAAATGATGTTGAATATGTGGATAGTCAAACTATCACTGGCAATTTTGGTAGTTATGTCTATGTTCAAGAACTATCAGGAATCTTTGATGTAAATCAGCTAACAGGGTCCGGTGTGAGTCTGCGTGATACTGCTCAAGTTTCAGTTACTAATGGCGCATTGAATGGTGGAACCGTTACAGGAACAGAAATTGGGACTGCTAATATTAGAACCATTATGTATTATAGTGGAACGCCTGGAAAAGCTACTGCACAGTATAAGGTATATCTATTCAATATTAAAATGAATAGTGGTAAGACCTTTAGCAGTGTAAAATCTCTTTATATTAGTTCTAGTGAAGGAAAAGCCTTTGCTGATACTGTTCTAGAATCTGGTCTAGCCGTATTGAAAGAAACTAATCTCTCAAATCTAGTATTACCTCTCGGTAAAGCTGCCGTTAGAAATCTTAGAAATTCACAGTCTGCTCCGGATGATTATGTTACACAATATACATTTAGATCGAGTAATAATTTTACATTTACTCAATCACAGAGTTCAATCGGAACACTAAACGTTCCCACTACGGGTGTTGGAACATCAGGTCAAGAATTACCATACAGTGGTGGAACATTATCTGCTACAAGTGAATTAGATTTTATTATAATTGCTAGAACCTCGGCTAATACTGCCAATCTAACAGGGACAGTTAGCACGTCTGGTAATGTGGTGACCGGTGTAGGAACAAATTTCAATAATTCATCTTCACCACTATATCTTGAAAGTGGAGACTTTGTTTATGTTGCCAATACTACAACATCAGAATTGAGACAGATTACTTCTGTAACAAATAGCACTTCTCTATCTGTAAATACTGCATTCGTTGGAACCTTTCCAACTGGATCAGTAATTAAAAGACACATACCTGCCGGTAGTGTTATTAATATGACTAAACCTACTGCCAATATTATTGTAGTAGATAGTAGTTCAGCTAACATTTATATCGGAACAACTCTCAATAAAGATTTAGATGCCACTGCATATTATAATCTAAGAAGAGAAACCTCTGTTGGCCTTTCTAAAGTTATCAATAAGAATAGATTGGTTAAACTAAGTTTAGCCGCCAACACAACCGGCCCATGGTGTCTGGGTCTGCCTGATATTCATAAAATAAGAGGTGTCTACGTAGGAAATTCTACATCATCTTTTGGTGAGTATAGCACATCCAATAAGAATATTAGAAATAGTTTTAGGCTTGATAACGGCCAGAGAGATGATAGATACGATCTTGGTAATCTATATCTTCTATCAGGAACAACTCTACAGACTACGGATAGACTTCTTGTAGAACTAGATCATTTCACACATAATAAGTCAAGTGGTGTAGGGTTTATTTCAGTCGAATCTTATCCGATTGATGATGCAAATACTTCAAATACTTCTGCTATTACCACACAAGAAATTCCTATCTTTATTGGTTCTAATGGAATTAAATTGGACCTAAGAGATTGTGTTGATTTCAGAGCAATTAGGGCTAATACCGCTAACAGCGCGACTCTTGCTAATAATGCAACCATTAATCCATCAAATACTTCTAGTTTTGATGTAGCATCTGGCGGTGCCTATTCCTTTGTTCCGGATGGTGAGTTTACCACAGATTTCAGTTATTATACTGGACGTATAGATAAAATCTATATTGATACTCGTGGAAATGCTGGTGTCAAGGAAGGTATTCCTTCACTAGAACCAAGAACCCCGGCCGATAAGCATGATGCTATGACCTTGGCTGTATTGGATATTCCACCTTATCCGTCTCTTCCATACAACCTTGCGGTGAGTTATGGTCGCCCAGACTATGCAGTAAATCTAACTGTTCAACAGACAAAAAGATTTACCATGAAGGATATCGGAACACTTGAAAACCGTGTCAATAGACTAGAGTATTATACTACATTATCTCTATTAGAAACTTCAACTAAGCAACTTAAAATTCTAGATGGCAGTGGCAATGACAGATTCAAAAACGGGTTTCTTGTTGATTCCTTTAATGATGTTAATGTTGCTGATACTGATAGTGTTGAATTCCAAAATTTCAGTCCAGGGTTTGATTTCGAGAATAGTGAAATAGTTCCGAGACAGGCTCTAAATTGGGTTAATCTTATGGACTCAAATAGCACATATGTTGGTGCCTATGGAACATACACACACAATAAGGCATACATTCCTAATAAGGTTCATGTCCTAGTCCATACAGCCAAGGAAATGATTAATCAGCCGAAGGCTAGTAAGAAGAGAAAGGTATCGGAGAGTAATGTATTTACCTATAAAGGATTTATGTCATTAAATCCACCGGGTAATCATAAAATTGATATTACTACCAATCCTTCCATAACGGCAGAATTGGCTACATTGGGTAATGTTAAGGTTGCGAACCATGTTATTATTGGTTCTGCCTATAGAGTTGAAGATGCTATTAAGAATATTAATACAAATCTATCAGCCGAAGTGGTGCCGTCATCTGCATCTAAGACATTCACGACTGGAAATTATATTCAGGATATTAATGTTATCGCATATCTTGACCCTATTCTTATTAAATTTAGTGCATTTGCTCTTAAACCAAATACTATCATGTATCCATTCTTTGATGGTGTTAAAGTATCACCATTCTGTATTCAAACGAATGAAAGTTCTGTTGATACAGGAACCTTTGGTGGAGAATTAAGAACAGATTCAACAGGTAAACTATTCGGAAAATTCTATATCCCTAAAGGAGTATTCCTAACTGGCGAAAGAGTATTTAAATTAGTTGACGTAAGTAATGTCATCACCTCATCTGAAACAATCAGAACCGAAGCATCTGCGACATTCTTTGGTTCTAATATTGATATTACTCGTTCTGCACTAAATATTCAGACACAGCCAAATGATATCAATATCAATTCTACACTAACCCAGCCGTCTATCATTAATCCTATTAATCCGACTCCGGTAATAAATCCACCAGCATATACACCACCATCAACCGATCAACAGCAGACAACTCTAATAAATTCTCAGCCATCGCCACCAACAGCTTCGCCTGAAATTGATGGATATGTTCATGCGGAAGTATTTACTTATACGTATGCTGAAATATCATCAACAGATTCTCCTGGTTATATTACATTGGTTAATTTTACAGGAAGTGCGGATGAAGCTGTTGCATATGCGCTATTAGGATATGATATTTCAGGTTGGACTGAAATTCCAGATGGCTATACCTTACCTGATGGAACAGGTAGTGAAGGTGGCTAAATAATAAAAAAGGATGATTAATTAATGTTAGCACAAAGTTTTTACGTAACCGATCCGACCTTTGATACTCCCGGTGTATATGCCACCGGGATAAATCTATTTTTTGCGAAACTACCATCTGATAATAATATTGGAGTTACCGTCACTATCAATGAAATGGAAAACGGGACGCCAACAGGCAGTGTCCTCCCATTTGCAAAATGTAGATATACTACAGAACTATTAAAATCCATATATCTCACTGGTGCAAATGGAACACGATATCTCGATGCCGGAAATACTGCGGCACAATTCACTTTCGGTATTCCAGTATTTTTAAGAACACAAAAAGAATATGCTCTAGTGATAAATGTTGATGGTGATCATCCTGATATTGAAATGTGGTGTTCGGAACTAAATGGAACTGACGTAGTTTCAAATTCTAAAATTGCTACAAATCCTTCAATTGGTGTTCTATTTACTTCTTCTAATGGTAGAACATGGACTCCTTACCAAACAGAAGATTTAAAATTTTCAATCAATGGTTCCAGTTTCCCATCGTTAACGGGAAATATTATAATGACCAATGCTAATACAGAATATGTTCAGCGAGAAGTTGTAACGCAAACCAGACCATTTCTTCGTGGTGAAAAAATATATGTGTCGAATGGCGTAATTGGGTCTTCAAACGTGTATACTGGAAAGGCATCAGCAGTAATTACATTATATCCAGCTAACAGCCAGTATTCAAATGCTGTAAACAAAATGATATATCTTAGCTCTAATGGACAGTCACAGACTGATATTAGAAGTGTTGTTAGTGTTATTAATAATGGCGGAAATACTCAGATTACATTAAATCGTGCGCCAACATTCAATGACTCTAATGCTACATTAGGATTCCTATACAGCAATGGTGCCTTGTATGCAGATGAATGTTATGTAAATGGATCAAGAGATTTAATTCTCCATCGTTCAACTGCCAATTCTACTATGAATTTCAGAGAACTAATGATTAGTAAAAATAATCAATCACTTCTGATTGGGTCAATTTCTGGAACAGCCGCCAATCTTTATTCACTAGGTGCGATTCCTTATGATGAAATCGTTCCACAGTTAGCGTATGTAGAACCACCTAAAACTTCATTGAATATTTCATTTAAGGGCGCTGCTCTTGGTAGTAACACTATAGATAGTGCGTATACGACTCTAATGTTTGATAAGAATACTAAATTTCTAGATAAACCTAGATTAGTTAGATCACGTTCGGATGAATTATATTTTGATAGTGGAACTAAATCCCTACAGGTAAAAATTGATTTCTCATCTAATTCATCATATCTATCACCTGCCCTTAATGATATTAAAAAATCAGTTCTACTACTGCATAATAAGATTTCACGTGCAAATACACAATTACTGACTAATGAAATGTCACCGGCCGGCGGTAAAATGGGTAACATCC